GCCGACGGGGGACTGGATGTCCATCCGTTCGAGGATTGCCGCGAAATACTCCTGCGGCGTCCCTTCGAAGTCGGGCGGAATCTGCGACGCGACGATGACCAAATTGGTTTTTTGAAGTGGCATATTACGGTCGGGCTTCCAGCGCTTTTACGCGCGCGTTCAACGCGAACACCAGCGCCAGCAAAAGTTGAGTCGGGTTCTCCAAATAACTCGCCAACGCATCGGCATCGCCGGCGTCCACGAGGTCATTGAAATCCTGGATGGCATCGGTGACCATGTTAAAGGTCTGCCCATTGCGACGGGTGAAATCCCGCACGAAGGCCGCGTCCAGCTTGTCGAGGACCGCGCGGGTGTCCTGAGGATTCGGCTTGCCATGACCGCGTAGTGACTTAGGTTTCGCCATAAATTATTCGCAGGGAGTCACGAAGACTTCCCGAGTTTCAGATGGGTTCGACAAACCGAATTCGCCGAACGCCGACACTTGGTAGAAATACGTCGCGTCGGGGAAGACCTCCTCCGAAAATGTCGGTTCCTCTACGGATTGCAAGTAAACGAACGGCCCTTCCGAGCTGTCCGCCACCAGCACGTTGTAGCCCAGCGCGCCCGATACCGGGTCCCAGGTCAGAGTCACCACTCGCGGACAATCACTCACCACAAAAGTCAAATTCGTCGGTCCGTCCGGCGCGACAATCGGCAGAAATGCCGAGACCGTCGTGCCCGACCCGCTCCCACTCTCCGCCGGGCCGAGTTGGCAGATGAGGGGGGATTTGTAGTTTATCCTGAGTTCCCTGCGGGTAATCCCGCGCAAGGCGTCGAACTGAATCATAACGCCCCCTTTCGTTTAGGTTTTCCCCGTTGCGATGCGGATATCTTTTCGTTCCATTCAAAAGTGCGGGGGTGGGGCCGGCCAATCTTAGACCGCGAAATTTTTTGTTTGGTTTCCAACGAGTGCAGTCGGCCCTTACGAGCCTCCGACATTTTTTTCCGCGTTTCTAACGAAACAATCCGCCCAGGGGCACCGTCCCCACCGGCAGTGTTATTGGTCAACCGACCTTCGACACGAAACATGGCAATCAATTCTCGCTCCCAAAAATCCGCTTCGCTAGACAGAACATCCAATAACAATACCGCCACAGGTCGGCAACTCAAACTTCGAAGCCAGTTACACCTATGGTTTATAACTCCGCGACCGGCCTCCTGAACATGCGCCGTAGCACGTTTGTTAATCGGCTGACAGGTCTTTCCAATATAGCGCAACTCCCCCGAAAATGGGTCGCACAATCCATAGATAAACGTGCGGTTCATAGCCCCGTCCCCGTGGATATGATAATCGGCAGCGCCAGCTCCAGCTGTCGCGATGCCCGACGCCGCGCAATGGCCCGCGCGATTTTGTCCGCGTCCTGCTGGCTGATGACGGACTCGCCGTATCCCGTGCCGACCTCGGTGAGGCCCTGCTCGGTGATGGACACCGTCTGGTTGCTCGTGAACAGCGGGATGTTCGCGTTCAGTGCCGCGATGCTATCCGAAGCCGCGCCGTCGAAGCGGACGAAGTTTTGCTCGGGGCCTTCGTCTTCCTCGCAGCGACCGGAGAGTTCTTTGTTCGGGCTAACCGCGCCCGGCGTTCCCGGAGCGGGTTCCATATAAATACGGATTCCACGCACTGCACCAGGACCAGAGACCACAATGAGAAGTTGAAAAGATTCATCGAGAAAATCCAGCTTGAACGACTCCACGTCGCAAGACGACAGGTCCTCGGCCGAGGCCAATTCCTTGGCGTCTTGCGTTCGCAGGGGCCGCGTCTGTTTTTTGAACGCGAACATTTTTTCGCTGCTCTTGATTTTGTGCCCTTGACGAATGGAGCCACGCGGCGCCTCAATTCGTTTCGTCATCAGCCGCTTGTAGCGACCCCGATACGGTCCGGCCCAGAAGACCGCAATGTCCACAGTGCCCGATAACTCGGACATAAAGATGTCGGCGTAGCGCACGGTCTTGTCCCGGAGCGGCACCTCGGCCGAGAACGCGCGCGTCTCGCCATACCACGTAATCGGGCAGCCGTCGTCCAGGCGGTCGGGAGTGAACGCTTCCCACAACCGATTCTGGCCGTCGAAATCCGCGCTGACGAAAAAGATGCGATTCGAGCCGGCGAACAAACCGTAAAGCCATTCCACCGGCCGCGTGCCGGACCACATGGAATTCCACGCGAAGGGAGACTTCTGGTCCTTCTTTTGCCACGTCGCGCCGTCCAGGCACCACGTATGCGTGTTCTTTTTGTCGCAGTAGGGCACCGACACGAGCAGGTAGTTTTCGAAAAATCCGCAGGCGATTCCGTTGAGGTCATCGCCCAGGCGCGATTTGCTGTCCGCCATCTCGTTGTCCTCATAAGGCGTGACGGAGGTCTGTCGCGTCAGCTCAGCTGCGTTCACGTTCGTCAAGCCGCCGGCAGAATACCACCACAGCAGGCCGTGCAAGAGCGATACAGACCGGGCCGAGACGCAGCCCACTTCGGGGAACTGGAGAAACTGGAAGTTTGGCGTGGCGAGCCACGTCGCGCGGTCGCGGATGCCGGACTGGATGAGAGTCGTCGTATCCTGGGTGAAGACAAACAGCGAAGCCAGCTCGGCGTTCGCGGTCGGCTCGGCCAGCGCGGTGATTTCCCCCGGCAGCGTGAAGGCTTCCACGGTGGCGAAATACTGCGGCTCCAAAAAGTGCTGCGGGTCGTAGAGGTCGCTCGCGAAAAGTTTTGCGCCCTGGGCCACCCAGAGTCGGTCCCCGGACCAAGCCATCGGCCCGCCGAGTTTGATTTCCGGGTTGTGGAACGCGTTGTAGCCGTCGAACACGGCCGGCGCAGTAAGCCCACCGTCCTGGATGATGACGAGGTTAATCGCGGGGATGAGCCGGATGCTGCCGTCGTCGTTGCGCGTCGTGGCCTGCTCGGCCTGCACGAAGAAAAGCTGCCGGGCCGTCGGCGAGAACTGAATCGCCAGCTGCCGGAAGGTTCGGTAGGGATAGTCCGACAGATACACGAGCCCGTCCACGGCGAAGAGGACAGATTCGATGCCGACCTTGGGCCGGAAGACGAAGCCGCCCTGGAGGTTCCCCGCCGGCATCGCGAAACGGCACCGGTAGCCGGGCCGGCATTGTAACACGCCGCCGCGGTTGACCGCGTTGAGTGCCCGCGCGTAAAAGCCGGGCGTCAACATCGCGGGGTCGGACATGGAATCCATGCCCCCGAGAAAGGTCAGCTCCCCATCTTCTGAACGCGGCGTTGCCATGTCCCCTCAGTCCGCGGCTTACAGGCTGCCGACGTATTGGCTGTAGTTGCCCTTGTCGTGACCGTTTTTTAGGCGGTCGATGCGGTCCTTGTCCTCAGCGTCCACGACCGAATAGTCGAAGATGCCTTGCGGGGCCGGCTTGTTGGCGTTGGTCTTGGCGTTTTCAGTCGCCCCGTTCGAGGGCGGCATGCCTTTATCTTGTTTCACGTTGTCCATACACATCAGTCAACATTCCAGTCGTCTTTTTGGGAGATGCTGTTGCGGTCTTCGACCTGCATCGGCATCGCATTCGGGCTGACGAGTGCGCCCTCTTGCTCGGTGAGAATCCGCGAGGCATGCGCCTCGAACTGCATCCCGTTCGCAAGGTCGGAGTCGATGTAAAACTTCACGGCCTTCATTGCCAGCACGAGTGCGAAACGGCTGTGCAGTAAAATCCGGGTGTTCAGGCTCGTCACGTCGAAAGACTTTTTCCGATAGACGATACGGACCCAGGGACAGCCGCGAGAAATCTTGATGCGCCGGTAGCGCGGGTGCGTCTCTTCCGGGTCGTAAATCCCGATGAGCGTGCCCGAGCTGGACGAACCGTCGAACGTCGAGAGCCGGATGATGCCAGCAGAGGGACCCTTCACGATGTCCGTGATGCGGCTCACCAGCGGGTCCGTCGACGCGGGGACCGCGTAGCCAAAAATTGTGGGGACCAGAAGCCCGTCCGTCCAGACGCCGTCCTCCAAAGTTTGCAGCGGCTTGTTCTGGTTGTCGAATCCGAATACGCGCAGCTCCACGCCGGAGTCTTCGGGCTTGTCCACGAACGCCACGAGTCGGCCCGGGCAGATGATGTCCTTGTAGGTCACCGCCGGCAGCTCATCGAACCACGAGTAGTCGCAGCGATTTTTGCAATCGCCGGGACCGTTCAAGTGGAACGAAAAAAGTTCATTGTGCCCGAGAGCCGGACGGCCCGCGAGGTTCACCCCGAGGACAGTTTCCACTTCGCGCGGGAGCGTGACGCATTTATTCGTCACGCAGATGTCGAGCGCGCCAACGAGCGGGTCCACATCGCCTTTATTCGCCAACATGCGGATGGCATCTGTGGCATACCGAAAGAGTTTCTCTTCTCGGCAAATACCGAAGATGTCCTTACAGTCGTCCATGATGTCTTTCATTTGCATCATACGCGGTCGCCCTTTCGCAAATTGTCCGCAACCAAGAGCGGTTGAAAGTTACTCCAATGAAAGCAGGCCCGTTGCTGCGCCGGGTCTGTCAGGTCGAACGCGGCACACGGAACGATATGGTCTGCGTGCCACACGGACCCATAATTTTTCCAGGTCATGGCGGGGATAAACTGGCCCTGCAGATATACCTGAAATTCCCGGAGGTTCATATCCAACAAACCGTAAAAAACAGAGGATTTGACTTTGCCCCGCAACAAAACACTAAGGCGACTCCGCAAAGAATTTTGTAGTCGGAACGCCGGGTCAAGGCGTCGTTTCGCGTAGACGCGCCGTTTCTGCGCGCGAACCTTGTCCGGGTTGCGCTTCCTCCACGCGCGCGTGAAGCCCGTTAGCCGTGCTCGGTGCTTTCGCGCCGATAGCCGGGAACATTCTCGCCGCTTTGTGAGGTCCGCGTATGGCATTAGTAAGATTCCTCTTCCATCTCAGCCGCGTGGCGGTCCAACGCCTCGGCGCCGGTTTCCTCTTTTTCCTCGGCTTCGACTTTTCCCTTCTTCACGGATTCGATGGACTTGATTTCCAGGTCCACGGTGTATCGCATCTTCCCGTCGCGATTCTTGGACTTGTTCTCACCGGTCTTCCGGAAGGTGACCGTCATCTCACCGGAGTCCGGTAGGTCATAATCGGACGGCCATTCGAGGTGCAGACTGGGATACATTTTGTCGGGCATGGACGCCGTGCTCGGCCCGTCCATCTTGTATCCGAGGTCCATAGGCATGTCGCTTTTCATCGTGTAAGAAGTGGTTGGTTTTCAGCCGTTGTCAATACATCTTGTAAACCACGATTCCCGCCACCTCGATGGGGGTCGTGGCGTGGCTCCACCAGATGTTGATGGTGTCGAGGACGCCCGTGGACTCATCAAAAGTCGCAGACTGCGAGGACGAGGCCCCGTCCCACCACCAGCCGTTGTTGTTGGTCGAAGTGTCCGGGTCCGCGGCCACATTGAGCAGGTTCCCCCAATCCAGATTTTGCTCCGGTCCGCCGGCACCCGTGCCGGATGAGGCGGGACCCTGGACGAACATGGAGTAAGTCGTGCTGGCCCCGAACCGCAATCGCTTCACGTCGAAAACATTCAAGCAAAGCGCGGTGGACGTGGACGGGTAGCCCTTCATCGAAGAAACGCCCCCGTAGTCGGTCCAGACAGTGGTCCGTTTCGAGGACCCGCCCGCAAAAGTCGCGGCGAACGTCGCGATGTCCGTGCCGGCGGAGAACGTGTATTGGTTCGTGTTTCCGACGCGCGTCGTGGCCCCGATGAAGTTCGCGCAACCCGTGCTGCCGGCGCCGGTCACGATGCCGGAGCACACACCGAAAGCGAAGTCCCCGGTAATGGTGGACCCGCTGTTGATTCGCAAAAGCAGACCGATGCGCAAGCGCTTCCACTTTTCACCCCAGGCCATTTTGCGCTTGAACTCGCCAGGACCCGCCAGTGAGAGCCGTTTGTCCGTGCGGCCGTCGTTCATGGTCACGGCCACGATGGTCGCGCCAGACGCCGCACCGCTGCCGCTCCAACCCGAGCCACTGGTGAAGCTGGTAATGGCGCCGGTGGCGTAGTCGTCGAAACTTTCGACAGCGAAAGTGGAGGGGTCGGCCGGGGAACCTGCCGCGCCGCCCGTGCCGTTCGCGCCCGTCGGACCCGTCGGACCCGTAGGTCCGGTAGGCCCGGTCGGACCGGTGGCGCCCGTGGTTCCCGTGCCACCAGCGCCCGTTGCGCCCGTGGGACCCGTGGGGCCGGTAGGCCCCGTCGGACCCGTGACGCTTGCACCGTTCGCGCCCGTGGGACCCGTGGGACCCGTTGGGCCATTCGAGCCCGTCGGACCGACCGCGCCCGTGGGGCCGGTTGGACCCGTGGGGCCGGTTGGACCCGTGACACCGTTCGTGCCGTTCGTGCCATTCGTGCCGTTCGCACCCGTCGGACCCGTGGGACCCGTCGGGCCGGCAACTTGGTTCAGCGTGGTTACATGGATACGCCGGAGCTGGATGACCCCGCCGTCGTTCAGCTGGCCAATCAGCAGGTGCCCATCACCGTCCACGGTGATGGGCGTCTGTTCGAAAACTTCTTCCAGCGAGACGTTCATGTTAGTAAACCTTGTGGACGCCCATGCCGCAAATTTCCAGCGGGTGTGCGCCATCCCAGCGGATGTTCAGCGTGTCGAGCACGCCGGTGGACTCGTCGAAGCTGATGGTGTTCGTCACCGCGCCGGCAGCCGAGCCGGCCACCGTGACAATCGTGTCGCTCGAAGCAAGCAAGCCGCTGTTCGCGCTGTCCAAAAGCGTGTGCAGAAGCGTGCGTTTGCTGAGCGCGAATTCTGCCTGCGTGGCGTTGGTCGAGCGCATGGCCCAGGAGAAATTGACCGGCGTGGCCGGCGTCGCGGCAACCGGCCGGGCGACCTCCAGGAAAAGAATGGTGCGCAGCGATTCGGTGGACCCGAAACGCCGTCCGTCCGAGCCAGCCCCGGCACCTTGGTCAACCGGCGCGCCAGCGCCCCGTTTCGTGACGAAACGAGTGCTCACGCTCTGGAAGAAGAAGTCCTTGGTCGTGCCATTCACGAAGGCCCAGGAATTCACATTGATGGGGTCGAAATAAATCCCGATGGAGTTGTCCGTCGTGCCGCCGAAGGGATTGCTCGTGCCACTGCACAAACCGACGAAGCCGTTCCCGGTGAAAGTGGAGGCCCCGTTGACGCGTAGCAGGAGCGCGATGCGCAGGCGATGCCAGTCAGACCCAACGTAAAGTTTGCGCGCGAATTCGCCGGCCGACAGACTCAGCCGCTTTTCCGTGCGCCCGTTCGCGATGGAGCGCTGCACAATGCTGCCGCCGGAGACGATACCCGCGGTGTCCCAGCCGAATCCGCCCGCGGGGGCGACAATCGCTCCGGGAGCGTATTCCTCAAAAAGGTCCAGCGATAGGCCGTCGGGATGCACCCATTCATCGGACGAATCGGCACCCTGCGGGCCGGTAGGTCCAGGGACGGTGGACGCCGCGCCGGTTGGGCCGGTCGGGCCGGGGTCCCCAGGAAGGCCCTGCGGACCCGCGGGACCGGTGGCCCCCAATTGGCTGGGCGCGAGTTTCTTCGTGATGTAGGGCTTCTCCGCGCCCGGGGGCTGTTTTTCCGCAATGAACAGCCAACCCTCGGGGTTGGCCTCAGAGCCCGCTACGTAGTTTGAAACTTTCATTCGCGCAAATCGTCGATGATGGTGGCCCCGGACGCCTCATCCAAAAGAGGAAAGCCGTCCTCGTCTTGCAGCACGTCATCCGTCTGGTTGACGATGATGCGCTCCGGCAGCGTGCGACCGGGCAGGATTTTCGTCGCGCCCTTCGGGTTGCAGGGCCGGGACAAATCGCCTTCGGTATCGCGATGAAGCGGATGCGTGCAATCGTTCATGCCAGTTTGATGAACATGATGTTCGAGCCGTCCTGAAAAATCGTCTGCGGTGCCGAGGCGCTCTCGGACGTGACGTGCGCATCGATGATGTTATTGATGCTCGCGGTCTGCACAATCGCCCAGATGTGAACATACGTGCAGTGGTTGCTTCCGCCGGTGTTCCAGATGATGGTGTCCGGGTGCTCGCCGCCGGGCACCGGGGTCGCAGTCGTCTGGTTGTTCAGGTAAAAATCCCACTGGAGATTGTCCCCGCTGCCGATGTCGTTGAAGCAGCGGAAGCGCGCCATGACGAAATATGTGCCGATGGTCGGGAGCGTGACCTCCGGGTCGTCGATGCCGAACGTGATTTTGTTGTCCGAGTTCGTCACCGTCATGTCCGTCGCGCCGGTGATGACCACCTGCCCGTTGGAGTTCGTGGAGACAGCCCCCGTCGGCCCGGTCGGACCCGTTGCCCCTGTCGGGCCGGTCGGGCCTTGAATACCTTGCGCGCCCGTGGGACCTTGCAGGCCGGGTGCGCCAGTCGGGCCGGTAATCGTTAGCCCGCGCGGCCCGCAGGGCAGCACGATGGTGCCCGGGACGGTGACCGCGTTCGGCGTCGGCACAGACTCGATGAGCTGCGCGAATACCGAGTTGGAGACGCGGCTCGTGATGATGTAGTAGCCGGACCCCGGTATGAAAACTGTCTGGCCCACGGTGACCGAGGGCGAGTCCACGATGTTGAAGTTCACCGTGCCGCCGGCCGTCGGCTGCACAAACGCGGTTAGGATAATCGTCCAGGGATTGGCGCCGTTTTCGCCGGCCGCGCCGGTCGCGCCAGTCGGGCCTTCAAGCCCGTTTATGCCGTCCCGGAACAGCCGCAGGAAATAACACGCGAGCCCTTCACCGTCCGCGCGCGGGTTGCCGGGCAAGCCGATGTCCAGGTTGCACGGGAGAATCCAAGTGACCTGCCCGTCTATTTCAGTCTTCGTGACCGAACCGAAAAAGGCATCGACGAAATTCTGTAGTGCGCTTGGGAGCGTCTCACAATCCGCGCTATTCGGAGGACAGGACTTGCAGGGAGAACAGTTGGCCTGGGGGTTGCAGCTCGCGGGAAAAGTCGAGTTGCAGTCCGCGCCACCGCACCCGCCGCAGTCGCAATTGTTGCAGTTAGAGCACGACATAGTTTACTTTCCCAGAAGCGCACTGAGTTGTCCTCGCAGGTTGCCGTGTCGATGCGCGAAAAAATAGAGCGCCGCCGCACCCGCGGCAACGGAGAGAATCAAAATCTCATGCCCGACCACGAGGACGGGGAGCACAATCATGCCGGCGCCGGCCGCGGCGATTACGGCGGACGTGGTGACGCTGCCACCGACGAGCACCTTAAGTGGGGGCCAGACCGCGCTAGCCACGCCGAAAAGCAAAACCAAAATGCCGACCCACATCACCGGCCGGAGCGAGGACAGCTTGGCCCCCAGCTCGCGGGCCACGTCTTTCTGGGCCGCGCCGATTTTCGTGTGGACTTCCTCGGTGGTGCCTTCCTGGCTGGTCGTTCGCTTGTAGTCCTGGACGGTTTCGTTAAGCGGGTTCTGGGATTGCTTGACGGAAACCACCTCGCCGCTGGCCGACTTAATAGAAGCGGACCCCGGCTTGAGCGGGAGCGTGCAACCGGCGACGAGGAGCAAAAGCGCTGTGAGGAAACGATGCATTAGAATAGCCGCACGTAGCGGATGTCGGTCGAAGTGGATTCCACGGAGCCGCGCACGGCGGTTTCGTTGGCGGCAAAGATGGAAACCGTCTTGTTGGCCGCAGTCGTGGTGACCAGCTCGAACAGGATGATTTGCAACCGACCCGCCGCCGGGCTTCCTGAGTTTTTCTTGAGCACGCCCACGTCGGTGCTGTCGGTCGTGTTCCGAAGTTTGGCGCTGTAAACGTCACCAGAATTGGCGCCGTCGATGATGGATACGCAAGCCTGGACGAGATACGTGCCTGCCGTCGGCAGCGTGACGGCTGCATTGGTCGTCCCGAAGGCGACCTGCGCGGGCGTCTGGGTCAAGGAGTAGTCCGTGCCGACGCCGGCCTGTTGGGCCGCGCGGTTATGGACCTGCCCGGTGATTCCGGAACCTTCGCTCGCTCCGCTGGTTCGGTATTGAAGCACCCCGCCGACCGACCAGATTGCGCTGCCTGTGGTCGGGTCCGCCGAGGCCGCTCCGGTGGTGTCCTTAAAAACAACCCCGCCGATGAGGGAGGTGGGTTCCACCGTGACCGAGTTTCCAAGAACGATGTTACCCTGGGGGGACACGAAACATCGCGTCAGCACGGTCGCGGAGGCAACCGGACAGGTCGCGAATTCGATATACCCGGCCGCGTGACCGGAAGATTGGTTCTCGCCAGCGCGAGCCATAACCCGCGCGGAGTTTACATAGGCCGCGCCATTCCACGCCTGGAAAACAATCTGTCCCATCTCGCTGTTGACCGTCACCGCAGCGGACGCATTGCCCGTGGTTCCCCGTTTGCGGAGAATCGTGGCATACGCGAACGTGGTCGCGGAGTCGTCCGTGGTGAAAGTCGAGTTGCCCGTGGTGTTCGTGAAGGTGCGACCCGTCAGGGCGCCCTGGACCACCAGCGCGCCGGTCATCGTGTCGCCGGCCTTGAGCACATACCGCGAGTCCACGAGTGTGGTCACGTCCGACAAGGTAAGCGCCACAGCGCCAGTGCGCGTGTTAAAAGAGAGGACGCCACTGGACACCCCGCCATCAAGCAAAAGACAGATTTTCTTGAGCAGCGTGTTGTCGGAATCGTTTAGGCGCGGGGTCAGGTCGGGCATATTTTTACAGGGTGTTGTTCAGGAAATCCGCGATGCGAAACAAAAGCTGGTGGTCCGAGTCCCCAGGCTTGGCTTCCCCTCCAAGGATTTCCAGCCACTTACCCAGCAGCGTGTTCTCGGAATCGCCCCATTTCGGTAACGGGTCCGGATACATTAGGCCGGGGTGAGCGTGCAGTGCTGAAGCACGCGGACGCGGGCCTCATCGAGCGGGGTCGAAGTGCTCACGCTGGCGCCGACGACGGCAGCCGCGCGAACCCACAGGTCGATTTCCGCGTCGTAAGGGTTGGCGACGATGCCGAGGTCCGCGGCGAGTTTCTCACCGAGGCGTTGGACGGGGTCGTTGTATGCGTTGCTCATGGTTACTTCTTGTCTTTCTTGTCGCTGCGCAGGGCTTGCGCCTTGCGGAAAATGTAAAGCGTCGTGACAGTGGCGACGGCAATCTGTCCGACCAACACCAGCACACCGAGAACCGAGGTGGATGTGTCGAGGAAAATATTTGCGAGGGGCGAGCCGAACCCGAGGGCGGAGGCGGCGTAAACTTTGAAGTTGTCGAACACGGAAAAGGTTGGGGGCGGGTTTGCGGCCCGCCCCCAGATTGGTCAGCTGATGGGCGTATCGATACCGAGCGCAGTGACGAGCGCGTTATCGTAGTCGGACCCAGGGCTCTTGTCGGTGATGGCGGAGCCACCGGCGACGAGGAGTTCCTGTAACAGACCGGAGACCGAGCGGCCTTCGAGGCCAGTCAGGCTGAGGTCATGTCCGAGCGCCAGGAGGGCGGCTTGGGCTTCAACGTAAGTCATGTGAGTTGGGAGTTGATTGTTTTAGTCCTGCTCGTGGGGCGGGCTTTCGCCCCCCCCACGCCTACAGAACACCATTAGGAGTAGCAAAC